TGTATGATGCCCTAGGTGGTGACCGCAGCACTGTGTCATCGTTTATCCGCGACAACAAAGATGGCGATGCTCTACCGGAACCAACGCCTCCTAGTATTGTTGCAGACCAAGCCGCAGCCCAGCAGCGCGATCAGGAATTAGCTGCGCTCTTTCAGCCAGTCCTCGACGAACAATCAGAAACGTCAGGAGGCGGCGAGGCGGCTGCTATATCTACGGCAAGTCAGAACCTGGGCGGTTACCCAGTAACTAGAGAACACTTTCAGCAAGCAATCGACAACCTGATGAAAAGGTTTCCTCAGGGTCGAAAAGATCTTCAGGCTGTTAAGGATAGAAAGGCTGGGGATTTTATTCCTAAGCCAATTCAATTTGCAATTACCCAGCAGATACAGGAAGACCTGCGTCCTTTGGTAACCGAAGCCTTTAAGCTGCAACAAGAAGCCAACAGGGCAACTGTTGATGCACAGCGTGACAAGCGCATTGAGCAAGGCAAAGCCGACAACCGCGCAGCGGTTAACGAGCTCATCGATCAGCTCAACGCTGACAACGTGATCAACAAAGGCCACAAGGCGCAGCTCCAAAGTGCTTTGTCAGGTACCTTCTTGCGTGATCTAGGCCGCAACCCAATGGCGACTATTGAGAACACCATCAAGGATCTGCAGGACAATGGTGTACCGCAAGAAGCGATCGACACCTACATCATGCCCTACGCCCAGCGCGTTGCAGGTCAGCAGGACGCTCAGCCGGTCGTTAAGAAAAGCCAAGCTCCAATAGATAAAGCTCTTGCTCCTACTTTTGATGGTAAGACACCGACTGTGGCAGGACAATCAACTGCTGGTACAGGTAACAAGCACCAGCTCGCGCCGCACCTGCGGATTGAGGTAGCTCCGCAGCGCGAAGGTAAGCCTCTGTTTACGCAGAAGACAAACAATAAGAATGCTGATGTTCAGATCGACGCTATCGACGAAGTCGTAGCTCGTCACCCCAACGCTACGTCATCACCTGAGGCTTGGGGGTATATGATGTCAGACGCTTTGGCTGATGGCGATGTACCGGCACCTCCTTACAAACTAATTAAAGATCTAAATGACGGAACATCCGCAGCATTGATTGGAAGCCTAACACCAGGTCAGATTGCTGACGCAGATCACGGCTTCGACAACGCTCGCTTCTTTCGCGAGATGTACACTTCTGGTCAGGTGCCAATCGAAGCTACTGGTAAGCTTTTCCTTTGGTCGTTCCTGTCTCGAGGCGTGAGCCCTTATGTACAAGAGGGAATGTTCTTAGACGCATACGATGGTATTTCAGAATGGATTGAAGCTGCTGCTGATGGTTCGCTTAGGCAAAGGCTTCCTGCGTTTGAGAAGTGGGCTAAGACAGCAGCACCAAAAGGCTCCGGCCAACCTGGTGCAGGAAGCACCCATAACTTAAATGCTTTCGGCAAGACGTTTTTAATTAAGATGTCTCAAGACGCTGGTCTGGGCGATGGACGCTCCCGCTTGCAAGTAATCCACGACATGATGTCGGATCCAAACACTACCGGCCAACAAGTGCGCCGCGAGTTCCTTCGCATGGGCGAAGGCGTTGGCATCGATAACAAGGTCGTGTCGTTTACCTTACTGGTAGCTGGCTATGATGACGTTATGGTTATCGACCGCGTTCAGCTCCGTAATATGTGGAACGATGGACGCTTTGAAGGCATCAACTTGTGGGACGGCTACAAAGTAGATGGTAAGCCGGTAACAGGATCTGAGCTTTCTAAGATTACCTATGGTGCACGAGGATTGCTTGTATATGAAGCTGCGGAGAAAGCTATCGCAGCTCGCATTGAAGACATCTATGCAGCAGCCGGTCGCCCTGGTGTTGGCAGCGTAGGCCGCTACCACTGGGAAACATGGGTTGCATCTTCACAACAAGAAGCCAGTCACGCGACAATCGATGCAATCTTAGAAGATCTTAAGGGAAGCCCCAAGCCTTTGCTGGGCGTGACCTCTAAAGAAGGTGAATACGGCGGTTATGCATATGGAGCCCAGTATGGGGTTGAAGATGGGGGTAGTTATTTCCTATATTCAGTACCAGGACGAGGGACTTATAAGTTCTCGGTAGATAACTTCGTTACCTTCCTTGATGAGATTAAAAAGCCCCGCAATGGTGTCGTACCGCGTTTGTTTAAGGTAACGGAAAGCGGCAATGCACCCTGGTTTACACGCGAAGGCGTTAGTATCGACGCACTAAATGAAGAGGCAACTAAATATGGCAGACGAATCGAAAACGAAGGTGATGAACGAGATGTTTCGGAGACTAGCACAGGTCAAGATGTACCCGATCGATCGTCAACCGATCAGCGCAATGCCGCCGGTATCCTCAGTGTCAAGCGTAAGCAAGCTCCATCAGAACAAACGCCCCAAGAAGCGCAAGCTTCAGGAGTAGTAATACCGACAGTACGTCAGGTTCAGTATGAGCACCCTCTCGGCGAAGCTTTGTTTGAGATTGGCAGGGAAGGCAGTCCATATGAAAACGGACTTACAAGCGCAGAAGACGCAGCACGTCTAGGCGAAGCCCTGGGCATCAGCTACAGGCTAGTTAAGACTGCTGCTGAAATGGAACGCTTTACCGAATCCAAACCAGGCTCTGGTACTTACGGCCAGCTCAGCATCGGTGTAGGTCGCCCAGCTCGCGGCGCGTCTTTTGCGGTTGGCTATCCTGTCGAGCGATCTAACTCGAGCATGGCTCCGACATCTCGGTCTGAAGCTATCGCCAACGCCGCGCATGAAGTAGGTCACGTCCTCGAAATGACGAACATGGATGCCTCACCAGGTAATCCCCGCGCTACTTCCGGCGGCGAGGGTTATGTCACAACAACCTTTGCTAACCCTCTTGTCCCTGGAACAGGTGCAGAGATCGTGAAGGGCTCGTTTACCTATGAACTGATGAGAGCTGTTACAGAAAGCGTAAACAGCGTCGATATCGGCGTAGATAAAGAGCGCGGCAAGATCATCCTGGCTGAGATCAAGCAGCTCCAAGACTTTGGAAGCGTAAACACGGTTGAAGGGCCTGAGATGGTCAGAGGCCCTGTCGGAGCTTCTGTAGAAGCCTTCGTCGATAACCAGCTCGCGCGTTGGGATGCATTTAAGGCAGCCAACCCTAACGAGACCATGGCAATGGATCGTCAAGGCTGGGCCGAAATGGCGAAAGCCGATGCCGAGCAGATGCGAGATGAATACTACAGGCTCCCAGACGAGTTTGCAGTCGATCCTTTNNGGTATGAAAGAGAACCTGCCGGAAACAGCTCGCTTCATCCGCGACACTCTTAATAACAGCAGCTTTAGCAATAAGGCTGTGAAGTTCTACTCCATGCCTCTGGCAAACCTTGTCGCTGTCGCCTTGGCAGTACTCGCAGCCAATGGCGGTGAGGAACCAGAAGAGCAGCTAGTGGTGCCAGGCGCGTTGTCGCCACAAGGGCAGGGGGCTCTTTCGATTATCTAAAGCAAAAGGAAACACCATGTCTAAAAAGGTTTTAGCTGTGCTGGCTAGCGGCTTAATGCTGTCTGCTTGCACTCATATTATCCCTAAAGAATGGCGAGCTCCTACTGTTGAAGAAAGAGGGCTGCAGTGGGCTAAAAGGCTCTGTACGCAATTTGGTCATACGCCTGGTCAGGTGCTTACCCAATGCATTGAGGATAGATACGACCAGTATCTACTCGACCACCAACGATGAGTAAAAAGAAGAAATACCCTCAGCGAGCTCCTAAAAAGAACTACTTTGCCGAGCTAGGCAAAACTGCTGAGGGCCGCGCTAAACGTGCGGAGTGGGCTAAAAAGCCTCGCAAGAACCCTGGCAGACCGGCCGGTGTCCCTCATGGTTACACCAAAGAGACCATTGAGCCGCTGCGAGCCAAAGCCAAACAAGAAGCAGAAAGGTTTGTACAGATCATGTCAGACAACGGCGAAGCCCCAGAAGATGATTTCGCTAAAGAAGCCCTCAAGACAGCGGTCGAAGTAATGCGCGTTCCTGGTGAAACCAGGGAGCGTCTTGCGGCGGCTAGGCTTGTCTTGGACTTCACTAAGCAGAAACCAGCATCAAAGTCCGATGTAACTATCGGCAAAGCAGAAGGCTTTTTAGAAGGCCTACTGGAGCAGGAAGAAGAGAGCACTACGGATGGACCAAAAGCTGCAGCAGATACGGAAGAAGCTATACACTAACTTCCCCTATTACGCTAACGCAGCTCTAAAGATTCGAACTAAGCAAGGTGACATCACCCCACTTAAGCTCAACCAAGCACAGGAGATACTCGACAAAGCAGTTCAAGCTCAGCTCGATACTGAAGGTAAGATCCGAGTAATCATTCTGAAGGCCCGACAGCAGGGTCTGTCCACCTACACGGGTGGCTACCTCTATTATTCAGTGTCGCAGCAGAAAGCACGAAAAGCGATGGTGGTTACACACCACGCTGATAGTACTCGGGCTCTGTTCGATATGACCAAGAGGTTTCATGAGCACTGCCCAGAGATACTTAAGCCCCATACTAAGTACTCAAGCAGAAGGGAATTGTCTTTTGATATACTTGACTCATCTTTCGTTGTTGCCACAGCGGGTGGCGACAGTGTCGGTCGCGGAGAGACACTTACACACGTTCACTGTTCAGAGCTTGCATTCTGGCCCAAGTCTAATGCTGAAGAGGTTTGGAACGGCTTGCTACAAGCGGTACCGAATGCTCCTGGCACTGCTGTATTCGTCGAGAGTACCGCGAATGGTGTAAGCGGCATCTACTACGATCTATGGCGAGGAGCTGTAGAAGGCAAGAACGGCTTTGTGCCGGTCTTCATACCTTGGTATGCGGATCCGACATATCGAGAGCCTGTGCCTGATAAGTTTGAGCGAACACCCGACGAGATGGAGCTCGCCGATCTGTATGATCTGGATGATGAGCAGTTAATGTTTCGTCGCCGTAAAGTAGCTCAGAACGGGCTCGACCTGTTTAAGCAGGAATACCCCAGCGAAGCTGAGGAAGCTTTCCTGACGACAGGTCGGCCCGTGTTTGACCTAGAGAAGCTGCAAAAGCACTTAAAAGAGACTAGGGATGTTGAAGAGCGTTTGGCCTTGGAAGGCGAAGACTTCGTCAAGCATATGCGAGGCGAGCTTACGACATATAGAAAGATAGACCCAGGCGAGCAGTACATTATAGGTGCGGATGTCGCCATGGGCGTGAGCCGAGGTGACTACTCAGTCGCCCAAGTCTTGGACAGTAAAAAGCGACAGGTCGCTACCTGGCGCGGCAAGGTTCACCCTGACTACTTTGCTGATGTTCTACGCGCCCTCGGTTACTTCTACAACGAGGCGAGGGTTATCGTTGAGAATAATGGTCACGGCATCCTAACGTGTACGCGCTTAGGTAAGGATTACGCTTACCCCAACTTCTACACGGAAGTGCAGGTCGATAAGATTACCGACAAAGAGACAATCAAGCTTGGCTTCTCAACTACCGCAAGAACCAAGCCGCTCATTATTGACCAGCTTAGAGCTTCTCTTAGAGAGGACGAGCTGGAGATAAACGACAAAACAACACTAAGAGAAATGCTTACTTACATCGTCACCGACAGTGGTTCGATGGAAGCGGAGCCAGGCTGCTTTGATGATTGTGTGATGTCACTGGCACTCGCCAATCACATACATGAAGGCGCATGGGATCCAATCGATTCAACCGATGATTACTACGAGGATATGGTCTAAATGGCAGACATCAAATCATACAGTGAAATGTCCGACGCAGAGATCACTAAGATCGTTGAGACTAACATCCGCCGAAGCGTGGGTTATTACGACAGCGAGATCTCAACGGAACGCCGCAGAGTAATCGAGTATTACAACGGCAAGCTTCCCAAAGCCCCTGAGGGAAAAAGCAAGTATGTGTCTATGGACGTATACGACAGTGTCGAGGGTCTAAAGGCTAGCTTGCTAGAGACGTTTGCTGCTGGTAACCGCATTGTGAAGTTTGCGCCGCAAGGCCCAGAAGATGTGGCTAAGGCAGAAGTATGCAGTGCCTACACAGACTATGTCTGCTTCCGGCAGAATGATTTGTACTCTGTCATGAGCTCAGTAATCCACGATGGTCTCACCGCCCGAGCTGGTGTTGCCAAGGTTTACTTTGAGACCAGTGAAGAACAAGAAGAGCAAGAGTTCAGCAACCTTACACAAGACGAGCTGGACATGCTTTTGGCTGACGATGGTGTCGAGCTTGGAGACAGCGAGACGGACGACTTTGGTCTGATGACTGGTAACGTATATGTTACCCGTGACACCAGTCAGGTTAAGATCGAAAACATCGCGCCGGAAGAGTTTCTAATCGAGCCTCAAGCTCGTGCGTTACACCCTGACTTCATTAACTTCTGTGCCCACCGCACTCGCAAGACACTCAGTGAGCTGCGTGACATGGGTTATGACGAAGACAAAATCAGCAAGCTTAGCGATGCCGATGGTGTCGAGATGGAAACAGATCCTGAAATCCTAGCTCGCCACGAAGGCACCGGCTCCGACCGAGGGTTTAGTGCCGAAGGGTACCAAGACCAAGTACGTCAAGTGATGTGCTATGAAGCGTACATCCAGCTAGACAAAGAAGGCACCGGAACAGCTAGTCTTTATCGTGCCTTCATGGCGGGTACTACGCTGCTCGATTGTGAGCTCGCAGACCGCATTCCGTTTATCGCTTTTGTACCAATCCCGATCCCTCACGCCTTCTTCGGTAGCAACTTCGCCGAGAAGCTTGTCGCCACGCAGAATGCTCGCACGGTACTTACGCGCTCTATCTTGGACCACGCTGCGATTACCAACGCGCCTCGCTACATGGTGACAAAGGGTGGTTTGACCAACCCGCGTGAATTGATCGACAACCGTGTAGGCGGCTTAGTCAACGTAACGCGCCCTGACGCAATCCAGCCGATGCCGCAAGCGCCTCTGAACCCGTTCATCTTCCAGACTATTAAGATGCTGGACGAAGACAAAGAAGACACCTCAGGTGTGTCACGTTTGAGCCAAGGCACGAACAAAGATGCTGTAAGTAAACAAAACAGCAGTGCGATGATCGAGCAGTTGGCCTCAATGAGCCAGACCCGTCAGAAGATTATTGCTCGCAACTTTGCCAACCAGTTTATCAAGCCGCTCTTCCACGAGGTGTATCGCCTTTGCGTCGAGAACGAGGACTACGAGAAGATTATTCAAGTAGCCGGAGACTTCATAGCGGTAACACCAGGCGACTGGGAGCAAAAGCGCGATGTTATGGTTGAGCTGAAGCTCGGCTACGGAGAAGCAGACAAAGAAGCTCAGAAGCTTGCAAACCTGCACGTTACTCTCAGCCAAGACCCAACACTTTCACAGTTATATAAGCCTGAGAACGCTTACGCGCTCATGCGTGATGCAATGCGTCACCAAGGCATCCTGAATGTCGAGGAGTACTTAACGCCTCCCGATCAGATACCACCTCCGCAGCCTGATCCTAACGCGGATATGCAAATGCAGATGGTGGCTAAACAGCTCGAGATCCAAGATCGTCAAGTTTCGATCAGTGAGCAGAAGGCAGCTTTAGAAGCCCAAATCTCCCAAGCCAAATTGGAGCTCGACAGAATGAAAGCACAGAACGAACTGGCAATCCGATCGGATAGTCAGGACCTCAAAGAGGAACAGTTCTTGCACAAACAGCGGATAGACCAAGCCGAGCTCCAGCTCGCCCGTCTGAAGCAAAACTAAGGAAAGCAAATGAGCACTACTAACCAAGAAGAGCAAATGATCCATCTCGGCGACCTCGCTGAGCAGTTAATACAAAGCGAGGCATTCTCCGAAACGATCAACTCATTAGTGGACGCTACGTTCCAAGCATTCGTCAACACTGCACCCGAGCAGGACGATGAACGCCAACGTGCGTACACGCATTACCGTGCAATCGTCGATATCACTAATACGCTGCGCCAGCGCGTAAGCATTCGTGATGAAATCAACGCAAAGCATGACGGTGACAACAACCAAACTGAAGAGGAAAGCTGAGACCATGGCAAACAACGTCCCAGATAATACTCAAACAAATATCCCGCTGTCTGTCGATGACGCGGCGGATGCACTCTTGGCTCGCTGGACTGACGCTGATGAAAATCAGCCATCAGAAAGCGATGTTCCAGAGGCAGCAGATACGGAACCCACCCCCGAGACTAATGGTTCCGATCTGGTCGATGAGCAAGATACCGAAGTCGAACTAGACGACGATCAAGATCTTGAAGGCCCTGAAGAAGAGGAGCTCGACGAAGACGAATACGAAGATGAAGATGATCAAGAAGAAGAAGAGACAGAGGAAGAGGCCGAAGAAGCCCGTAAACTGTCCAATGATGATCTCGTCTCAGTAACCGTTGACGGAGAGACCCATCAGGTACCTGCTAAGAAGCTTGCGCGTCTTTATGGACAAGAGGCCTCGCTCACCCGAAAGTCTCAAGAACTAGCTACCCAGCGTAAAGCTGCAGAAGAGGCAGTGGGTAAAACCAGTGCAGTTATGCAGCGGATGCTTGAGAAGGCTGAAGAGGCTTATAAGCCTTATGCCGATGTCGATATGTTGATCGCCTCTAAGACCATGTCCGACTCGGACTTTACGCAATTGCGTAAGGAAGCCCAACAAGCTGAGGATCAACTTAAGTTCCTTCGTGAAGAAGCCGACACCTACTACTCATCAATGCGATCTGAGCAAGATAAGCTTCTGCAGGAGCAAGCCCAGACAGCAGTGAAGGTGCTGCAAGAAGCAGTGCCGGAGTGGTCCAACGAGCTCTATAACGACATCCGCACTTATGCGGTTGCCCAGGGCTTGCCGGAAGAACAGGTGAACATGATCGTCGATCCTAACTCGATCATGATCTTGAACAAGGCGCGTCTTTACGATCAGGGCAAAAGAGTTGCTTCGGTCAAACGCAAGAAAGCATCAACAAAGAAAGTCATGCGGTCCCAAAAGGCACCGCCAAGTAACAAGCAGTTACGAACAGAGAAGCTTGCTAAGTCCCGTGCCAAGTTGCACGAGCGCGGCAGCGACATTGATGACATTGCTGATGCGCTGATGGCTCGCTGGGAAGAGTAAAAACCCCGCTGAAACATTGAAAGGAAAAAACAATGGCAGCATATACAACTTACGATCAAGTAGGTCTGGCAGAGTCGGTCGAAGACGTAATCCACGACATTACGCCCACCGATTGCCCGTTCTACAGCCTCGTCAAGAACGAAAAAGTAAACGCTCGTACCTTTGAGTGGATTGAAGATAGTCTTTCCGCAGCAGCCGACAACGCCCAAGTAGAGGGCTTTACGGCAACTGACGGAACACTGACTACACCTTCGACCCGTTCCAATACGACCCAAATCATGACCAAAGTATTCAACGTCACAGCAACCGCTGATGCCGTTAAGACTTACGGTCGTGCCAAGGAAACTGCGTTAATGGTAGCGTAGTATAAACCTCGTGAACTCAGGGGACNNAAGGTAAGACATTGGTCAATGCTATCGACCTGTACGTTAACGTGGCTAGCGTACATTAAATCTGGTGAACTCAGGGGAAGCCTAAGTCGAAAGATATGGTAATCCTGAGCGAAGCCCCGTTAGGGGAACGTGCAACGACTATTCCGCAAGGAAGTAGGATCAAGTGATCCGAAGCGCGAGGGTCTGCTAAGGCAGACATGATATAGTCTAATCTTATGTCGAAAGCATAAGCTGGCTTCGTGCCGGTCTCAGTCTAACGAGCTGAGGCGAATACACATGACCAATTAGGTAAAGCACTAAAAGAGATCAAGCGTGACTATGAACGCGCCATGATCGGCGTAGACAATGCTGCTGTAAGCGGCAACGGATCTACTGCTCGTGAAATGGCTTCTGTGTCGCAACAGATCTCAACAACGGTTGATGCCGGTGCAGGTTCTGCTGATCCGCTCACTGAAGCTAAGCTTCTTGACCTGGGTCAGGATTGCTATGACAACGGTTCCGACCCAAGCATTCTCATGATTAAACCTGCCGATGCTACCATCGTAGCTGGCTTCGCAGCCGCCTCAGGCCGCAATCGTGAGTTCGCTCAAAGCCGCGAGCTGGTCAACGTAATTGACCTGTACGTCTCGCCGTTTGGTGAGTACCGCGTTGTACTCAACCGCCACCAGCTCAGCACCAATGCGTTCCTCATCGATCCGTCGATGTTCCGCACGGTGTCTCTGCGCCCATTCACTCGCACTCTGCTTGCTAAGCAAGGCGACAGCGACCGTCACATGGTCACTGGTGAAGTATCTGTCAAGCACAGCAACTTCGCTGACTCGGGCATGATCACAGGCCTGTCATAGGTCTCAGTGATTAGCTGATTGGGAACCCAGGGGTTTGCAGGTTTCTGCTCTCCTTACTGCTGCCCCTGGGGGACCTTCCAACGACATAAGAAAGGAAGCATCTATGTCTGATACGAAAGACACAAAATCAATGCACGACATCAAAGAGGAACTGATCCAAGACGGTGATCGCGTTACTCGTAAGAAGTCACAAATCATTCCACAAAGCTTTATCCAAGATCTGCGCGATGAACGCTTTGCCAGCTCGCACACGCGAGAAGGCGAAAACCAACGTCTCGCCTCGATTCCTGTAGCAGTGCACGAGAAGTGGCTGCGTGAAGGCTTTGATCTATTCCAGCATTCTCACAAGGATGTACTGCNNAGAGCCGAAAACCTCGACGCATTTATCACAACTAACAAGCAGGTGTAATCATGGCCGCAGCCGGTAAGAAGTACTCGAAGACTGTTCGCAACCCTAAGACGGGCCGTAAGAAGACGGTTAAGTACGGAGCTAAAGGCTACAGCATTGCACCAGGCACCAAGCGCGGCGACAGTTATTGCGCTCGCAGTCTTGGCATCAAGAAGCGTCTTTCTAAGAAGAAACAAAACGACCCCAACACTCCTAACAACCTTTCGAGAAAGAAATGGAAGTGTAGCGGGTCTAAATCACGGAGAAAGTAAATGGCAGGACGAGGATTATACGCAAACATTCATGCGAAAAAGAAACGCATCAAAGCCGGATCAGGCGAGAAGATGCGTAAGGCCGGAGCTAAAGGCGCACCTAAAGCTTCTGCTTTTAGGAAAGCCGCCAAGACAGCCAAGAAGAAGCCAGCCAAGAAGCGCGGCAGCAGGTATGCCTGATAGTGACGTTTACCACGCAAGGTTATTTCGTGATTTCCGCAGCGCATACATATGGGCATCGGAGCTTGGCGAAGGCAAAGGCACTTCCTTTAGCTTTGAAGTGAAGTGGGACAGCGAGGCATTGGCTTGGAAGGCAATAGCCAGATGGACGGTAACTACATCCAATAGAGAGGATCAATCGCAATGAACTACGGCGATCTTAAAACGCATTTCAACGAAGTGCTCAACCGCAGCGACATCAGCACAGTTCTCACTGAGCGTTTTATCGACCAGGGCTTGGCGCGGATCCAGCGCAGCCTCCGAGTGCCTTTTATGGAGAAGCAGCGGAACTACACGATCAGCAGCTCGACCCCACACATCACGCTGCCGAATGATTTCTTAGAAACCCGCGACCTCTATCACAGCTCCGGCACGACACTCGAGCGCGTTAGCATGGAAACAATGCAAGCCCTTAAAGCGAACAGCTTAGTTGGTAATCCAACCAAGTACGCTCGAGAGCAAGCCTCATTGCTCCTTTACCCGCAGCCGAGCGATGGGACAGTGACGCTTAACTACTATGGCGAGCTCGAAGCGATTGTGTCGGATAGCACTGAGACAACAATCACGAAAGTGGCACCTGACTTGGTGATCTATGCCGGTCTCACTTTCGCGGCTGATTTCTATCTCGACGAGCGAAGCCCACTGTTTGAAGCAAAGTTTAAAGCCTTTCTCGAGGAGCTGCAGGAGCAGTCTAACGATCAAGAGCTCAATGGGGGCACCCAAAGCATTTCCCTAGCCTTTACATATGACGAGGAGTAACCCGCATGGCTGACAGTAGTTTCTTCACCGATGGAGGCAGTGGCTCAGGAACCTTTCAGACGATCGAAACAAAGATCGCTGAAGCAGAAGCTGCAAAGG